GGTACTTCATCAATCAATCTTCCAGGTGTTAATACAGCAGGTAACCAAGATACATCTGGTAATGCTGGTTCTGCAACACAGGTAGCAAACCTCAATAACCATGATACTGCTGATTTAACAGAAGGTACAAATCTCTATTACACAGAAGCAAGAGTACAAGCAAAACTTGATAATGCTTTTGAACAACTCAGTGCAATGCTTAACAACCTTGCAACTTCAACTACTTTAACATTGAATCTATCTGGAGACCCAACACCAGGTTCTGTTACAACTCTTGGTTCTATTACTAACAGTGGTCTTGGAGGATATTCTAATGCTACTGGAGTGGCAACAACTGGTGGTACTGGTTCTGGATTAACTGTTAACACTACTGTTGATGGAAACGGTGCTATTACAGGTCTTGCACTTAATGCTGCTGGTAGTGACTACTTAATATCTGACACACTAACAATAACTAACCCAAATCTAGGTGGTGTTTCTGCTCTTAACTTGGGTACATTGGCTGGTGGTACTGGATACACTACAGCAACTGGTGTTGCTACAACATCATCTGGTTCAGGATCAGGTGCTACACTTAACATCACAGCATCTGGTGGAGCAATCATTAACGTTGCTGTTAATAATGCTGGTTCTGGATATGCAATTGGTGAGACACTAGAAATTGTTAACGCTAACGCTACTGGTGTTAAGACTTTTGCTGGAAGTGGAGGTGGTACAGGTTATTCTGCTGGAACTGGTATTACAACATCTTCATCTGGATCAGGAACTGGATTAACTGTTGATATTACAGTTTCTGCTGGTGTTGTTACTGGAGTTACCGTCAATGATGATGGTTCTGGTTATGCTGCAAGTGAGACTATAACTATTACCAATGCTAACGCAACTGGAGTTAATACTCTTGGTTCCATCAGTGCTGCTGGTACTGGATATACTGAGGGTACATTCAACAACGTTGCTACAACCTCATCTGGTTCTGGTACAGGATTAACACTTAACATCACTGTTGATGCAAGTGGAAATGTTACTGCTGCTACAATTAACACAGATGGATCTGGTTATGCAAACTCAGAAGTTATAACTATAGCAGGTGGTAATGGTGATGCACAGACTTCTGTATCTGCTATTCATGGAAATGGAGCTCAAGTACAGGTTTCTGCAATACACGGTAATGGTTCTTCATTAGACACTGCTGCCGTATTTACTAACGCAACCTTCGCACTATCGGATATCGCAACGATGGAAGTTGGTGCAACTGTTACAGGTGGTACTTCAGGTTCGACTGCTGTTATCACTGCTCTAGGTGCTACTTCAGTCACCGTTGATAATGTTGACGGATTCTTCAAGAAGGGAGAAACCGTTGGTGCTAATGATGTTACTAATTTGACTATCCAATCATTCGCTTAAGATAAATGTCAGCTACAAGACCAGCAACTAAAACTGAATTGAAGGATTATGCTCTTCGCAGGTTAGGATATCCTACGATAGATATTAACGTTGCCACTGAGCAATTGGATGATTTAGTTGAAGAAGCAATTGATTACTATCAAGAGTATCATTATAATGGAAGCTATCAAGCTTGGATGAAGATAGAAGTTACTGATGCAATTAAAACTGCTGCAAAATCAGAAACTCAACAAGGTTCTACTGCTTGGTATGGTGTTAATAACTATGTTTCTACACCACCTGGAATGCTAGGTATCAATCATGTGTACACAAACATTGGTGCATCTAGTATAGTTCCTGGTAACATATTCAATATTAAGTATCAGATCTTTTTGAATGATATCTATGCTATGACTCATGGCCAGATATTACATTATTATATGACTTCTCAGTATCTTGAGACTTTAGATTGGGTAACCAATTCTCAACAAAATCGTAGAATTAAATGGAATGAACATGGTGGTAAGTTAAGTCTTGATTTTGATTGGGATGATATTACTACTGGTGATTATATTATGGTTGATTGCACTATGCGTCAAGACCCAGATGAAAATACAGGAATATATAATGACAACTGGTTGAAAGATTATGTGGAAGCACTCTTCCAACAACAGTGGGGTCGTAACTTAAGTAAGTATGATGGCATTCAAATGCTAGGTGGTGTTACACTTAATGGTCGTCAGATCCTTGAAGATGCATCCACGTTTAAATCAGACATGGAGAAAGAACTCCGTGATCGTTATGAACTTCCACCTATAGATTTAATAGGTTAATATGGCATATTCAAATTCACCAGCACAGGATTATGTACAGTCTGACTATACTAATTCTGCTAGATTAAACATTAATGGTTCTGCTCAAGAGCAGAAGTTCATGGAAAACCTAGTTGTAGAAAGCATTGAAATTTACGGGCAAGATATTTACTACGTGCCGAGAACTATTGTCAACCGTGATAACGTCTTCGGAGAGGACTCTGATGGCAAATTTGAAAGTGCCAAAGCGATTCGTGCCTATGTCAATAATGTTGAAGGATGGGAAGGACAAGGCGAACTTCTTACGAAGTTTGGAATCCGCATCGAGGATAAGACAACATTTATATTCTCCCGTGAAAAATTTAAAGAAAAGGTTGATGACTCGACTGTACTCAATGTCGAAGGAAGACCCAACGAAGGGGATTTAATTTGGTTCCCTATAACAAAACATTTATTTGAAATTAAGTTTGTAGAAGTCGAACGTCCTTTCTACCAGTTAGGTAAAGGGTATGTTTGGGAATGTCAGTGTGAACTCTTCGAGTACAGCGACGAGGAGATTGATACTGGTCTTGCTGAACTTGATGCTATTGAGACTAACTTTGCTAATGCTATTACAGTTGGTCTCGTAGCTGGTGGTACTGGAGACTTTACTGTTGGTGAAACTGTTACTGGAGGCACATCAAATGTTACGGCTGAGGTTAAGTCTTGGGATTCTGCTACTAGGACTCTCATCGTTATCAACCGTTCTGGTACATTCACTGTACCAGAAACACTTACAGGAGGTACATCTAGTGCATCTTGGACAACTGCTACATATAATACAATAGATAATAAAAATATCGAGTACGATCAAAACAACGACTTTGAGACTGCTGATAACGATATCATAGACTTCTCCGAGGCAAACCCATTCGGAACAGTCGGAAGCTCAACTGATGTATCAATCTAATGTTAGGAACTTATTCATACAATGAAATCTTTCGTAAGACCATCGTGGCTTTCGGAACGTTATTTAATAACATTGAAATTCGTCGCTCAGATGAAGTGATGAAAGTACCTTTGGCATATGGTCCAAAGCAAAAATTTTTAGCAAGGTTGGACCAAAACCCAGATCCAACTAATAAGAGAGTTCAGATAACTTTACCTAGACTTTCATTTGAAATTAATAGTGTGGGTTATGATCCTAGTAGAAAGGTATCACCAACTCAGAAGATTAAATTTAAAAAGGATGTAAATGAAAACAAGAATGCTTTCATGCCAGTCCCTTATAATATTGGGTTTGAATTAGCAATTATATCAAAAAATCAAGATGACGGATTACAGATCATTGAACAGATTCTTCCGTACTTTCAACCTCATTATAATCTCTCGGTTAAATTACAAACAACCATAGGAGAAACAAAAGATGTTCCTATAGTTTTACAGAACATTGATTATGAGGATGATTACGAAGGAGATTTCGCACAACGTAGAGCAATTATATACACTCTAACATTTACTGCAAAGACTTATCTATACGGTCCTATTACAGACAGCAAGGTTATCAAAAAGGCTATTACAGATACTTACAGTTCTGTCAATACAACTACAGCACCAAGAGAACGCAGATATACAGTTACACCTGAAGCATTAACAGATCAGGATGGAGTAGGAGTTACTACTCTTACTGCTGCAATGGATATTAATGATGGAATTATATCTGTTGCTAGTGTAGCAGCTTTCGCACAAGGAGATGACATTCAGATTGGAACTGAGGTAATGCATGTCAATAGAGTTGTTGGTAGTACCTTACATGTCGGTAGAGGATGGAATGGTTCAACGATTGTTGGACATGCAAACGGTTCAGCTATTCTGAAGATAGATGAAGATGATGCAGCATTACTAGATTCAAGTGATGACTTTGGATTTGGTGAATTATATTCTGAGTTTACAGATCAGAAGAAACGCAATCCTATTAGCGGTCAAGATGAGGCAATTTAATTATGAGTTTTGAAGGATTGGAAAAAGCTTTTGGTGATGAACCCTCAGAACTAGAAAAGCATGTAGAAGAAACCAAAGCAATTAAAAAGAAAACTGAAGCTCCTGATATACAACAGGACTATGAGATTTCTCGTGCTCAACTACATAACTTAGTAATGAAAGGACAGGAGGCTGTAGATGGTATACTTGATGTGGCACGAGCATCAGATCATCCTCGTGCTTATGAAGTTGCTGCAACAACAATTAAAGCAGTCGGAGATGTAACAGATAAATTGATAGATCTCCAAGGTAAGATGAAAGAATTAGATAAGGAAGAAAAGAGGGGTCCAACAAATGTCACCAATGCTATGTTTGTTGGTAGTACTGCAGAGCTTCAAAAGATGTTGAAGAATATAAATAAAGGTGAATCTACATAGACACGACAATGACAGTTCTTAATGTATTAAGTACTAATTCAGTAGCTGCTGGTGCTTCTGAATATCAAACAGTACAAACAGGATATTATAGAGTTGGTTCTACAGCAGGTGCTGCTACAGTTTCATTCAATGATGGACCTGCAATAACTCTAGTACAAAATGAATTTATTCTTATCAAAGGTAGTAAACCTGGTCAAGCAAAGATTGTAAAGGCTACTGCTGATGCAACTACTGATTATTATGTTGGTGAGCACGTTCAAGATACATCTAGCAATCATCCATTTTCTGTAGGAGATTATATTGCTGTAGTTGATGATGGCACAGACGCTGCTATTAATGCTGCTTTCTTATCTGCTGGTACTGTTGGTAAAAAGATAACTGCTGACAATGGTTTGGGTATGTTATCTACAGATATTGATTCATCTTCTACCACTACTTACACTTGGTCATCAGGTAGTAAAGCAAGAATTCAACGTGCTGTTAAAATTACTGCAGCAACTAGTGCAGTTATAATAGAAGAAGTACAAGTAGTCGGAGGCTAAAATGCCAGCCGTTAACCAAGAAGCAGAACGTATAGTTAGAGGGATGAAGAATAAAAGTGCTCATCGCTTTAAGAAACTATATGGTAAACGTGACAAGGAGGTCATGTATGCTACGGCAAATAAGTTAGCACAAGAAGCACAATTAAAGGTTATGTATTATAAAGATTTTATCAACATAGTTGAGGGCAACCCAACAACCAGAATGTTAACTAAGTCTAAGACTAAAGTTACTGGTAATATATCTGCTGACCGTGGTGGTGATGAGAAAAAGAATCGTGAGAAAAGAAAGGGTCTTGAGAAAGATCTAAAGAAGAAAGGTATAGGGTATAAGAAAGGTGTTGGTGAATACAAGTATAAGAGTGATGATGGAAAGGAAGGTACTGGTAGAGAAGTCTCTTACCAAACTTCCAAACCTGATAAGATGTCAAAACGTAAGTTTGGTAAAACAATGCGTCGTCTTGGCAGAAAGCACGGTCAAGAATCAGTAATCACAAAGGACAAGAGTAAGCCAGCAAGGTTGCATGATACCCAATCTAAGAAACCTGGAAAGTCAATTAACATAGGAAAATCTGCTGCAGGTAAACATCCTAAAGGAGATGGTGAGACTTCAGGTACTAAGGTAAGAAGTGGTAAATTAGGAAAGACTAACAAGGCATCATACCATTATAAGTGATCCCACACTTATTGCGTATTTGTACTTATATGCTACAATAAATATAAGTACATTAGGGATTGAAAAATCATGCCCCTGTCACACTATACCGTAGGGTATCATGATGCAGAACAGCATCATCACGAAATATGCGAGTACGCTACAGACTCGTATGAAGCTATTAAAGACGCACAAGAGGATGTTCCCTTTTTAAAGGAGCATCCTCATTTTGTTGATTCGTGTATCAACGCTGAAGTACAAGCCATGTCTAGCCTTATGGCAGCTGGTATACCAATGGGTCATTAATCATGAGTAGAATAAATAAGCACAAACACGAAATCATGTGGTGGATGAGTAGACTGACAGTTATGGGAGTGTCCCTGGGATTGTCAGTTAGACTTGCAGCCGAAGCATGGGCGTGATATACTATAATTAGAAATCACAACATCATGTCTGAAGAATTTAACCGCATTGCCAATGCACTTGAAAGAATTGCAAACTCTTTGGAACATTTACATATTGAAAAAATAGATCATGCCCATATCGATGATATAGGTGAGATTCATGGTGATGTAATTACCCATCCTAAACAATTCTAAATAATACTAATTAGACTATTAAATTATGGCTTGGGTTGATGTAGCTGCAGCTACAGATATTGCGGATTCATATCCAATTGGTTTTCCAAAACATCTTAGAGAAGATGGAAGAAAAGCCGAACCTTATTATAATTATACTGGTGCATTAGGAGCCGACATTAGGTCTATGGTTCCTGTAATTAATTTGCATGGTAAAGATCTAGTAGGTCTCGAACTCGGTGTTTTACGAGGAGACTCTTTTCTGACCATGCTTTTTAATTGTCCAAATATTAAAACTCTATATGGTGTTGATGCATATAAACCGTTTGATGATTATATGAATGCATCTACTACAAATAAAGATTTACCTACTATGCAGTTTGATGAAAAAGATATAGAGTTTGTTAAACTATATTGCTTTCATCGTTTAAATCATATTGCACCAGAACTTAAAGATAAGATTAGGTTCTTAGAAATGGATAGTAATGCTGCAGCTTTAAAGATTGAAGATGAATCATTAGATTTTATATTTTTAGATGCTTATCTAACAAAGGAACAGGCAGTACAAGATTTAGAAGTGTGGTATCCAAAGGTTAAGAAGGGTGGATTATTTTCTGGACATGATTACTTCTCTCCAATGGTTAGAGAGGCAGTCGCTGAGTTTAGAGAAAAAAATAATATAGATAATCTTATGTCTGCCTATGATGAGACCTTTGTATGGGTGAAGTAGTACATTCAGTTAATATAATGATTGCTATTCTTCTTGTAGGAGTATGCATCGTAATCTACTACATATTTAAGTACGATGAGTTTTGGCCAAATGGGAGCGATGATACCACCGAGCAGAAAGAGCTGCTACAACTTTCGAGTGACGAAGATAGACAAGGTACTTGATGGCGATACTATTGACGTTACTATTGACCTCGGCTTTGATTTATACAAGAAAGAAAGAGTTAGAGTTGCAGGAGTTGATACACCAGAAAAAAGAACGAGAGATCTCGAAGAGAAGGCACTGGGAATAGATGCTACTAATTGGTTAAAGGCAAAACTAACTGAAACAATTAAAGGTGATGAAGAACTCCTTATTAGAACAGAACTTAAGGGTGG